TAAGTTCAAAATTGATTAGTCCCTCGTCCAAGGACACAATTTTACAATATTTCTTTGTAAAATATATAATATCATCCCTACACTTCTTATATTCTTCAATTTGTTCTTTAGTGTAAGGTTGATCAATCCCAGATTTCTTTAATTTAGGATTTCCATTATAAAAATTGTTTATTCGAGACATTAGATAATTTCCTCAAAACTAAAACCAATTTCCTTAAATGTTTTTTTAACTGGATTTTCATTTAATGATTGTAAATATTTAGATTTCGACAACATTCTATTATTTATACTCATATTTTGATTTTTACACCATATATTTGTAGTTGAGTTTGAAATAATACCATTTCCATTAGCAGTTTCAAATTTACCCCAAGGTGTTATATAATACCCTGTAAATTGTGGATTATATTTACCTTTATTACTTATTGATTTATTATTTATCCATTCAGTTGTTCTAATATAGGATTTATGACCTGTAAGGGAAATAGACATTTTCTTTTTAGTTTCTTGAGAATGATGTTTTCCATAATTCCAATGAGAATCGCCTATCATTGTTTTCCCTCCATTACCACCAATACACATATTATAATTATCCTTTCTTTTGATAAAGATTTCATTGACTATTTTAGTTTCTTTCAAGTATGCTTCATTTTGATTATCATATTCAAATAATATCTCTTTCTTAAATTTATCCTTTCCGTATTTTTCAATTGCTTGTTTTATAGCAATACCCGATCCCAAATATGAATCGTTTGGATTTGTTGTGGCGTGTACACCTATATAGATTTTGTTATTAATTGTATTGGTTGTTTGATAAACTGTATAAATAGTGTTAGTCATTTGATAATATCCTTCTATTATTGATTTGATTAGGATGATATTGAACGGCAAATTCTTTATCATCTGAAACTATTTATTCTTTTCTAATTCTTGTTGAAGTGATTCTGTAGAACCAACAAAAACAAAATTAGATTGTTCATGTTTTAATTCTGATTTTTCATCGGTTACTTCTTTAACCGTTTTATGTAAATCAATTAAAGAACGGTTCATTTCAACTAAATTTTTCATATATCCAGATAATACCTCATACGCTCTTGGACTTTCGGATTCTTTTGTAACTTTCATTAAATCTTCAATCATTTCAGTACCCCGATCAATAGTAATTTTCATTGATTCACGGGTAGAATGATAATCATCCAAGGCATTTTCTTTAATAGTTGGATGGTGTACAACAGGTTCTAAGGTTTTACTTTCCTCAGAAATTTCTTCAACATTAAAGAATTCGTTTATATTACTCACGGTATTACCACCTCATTAGTTTCTAACTCAGTTTCAGTAATTTCACCACTCTTTGATTTAACGTCATTTTCAACTTCATTATCAATAGTGATTTTAACATCAACAACATCATCCCAACTATTAGCATTAATAGGATCTAATTCCGCTATTACACGTTCATAAAATGCCCCACTATCCAAATCTTTCAAATTTATACTTGCCTTTCTAATAACTGAATTGTCACGGTAGGCCGCATAAAGATACGCTTGTGCTGTAAATGTCAATGACCAAAATACAGTTCTTCGTTCATCAAATGTGCCTTGACTATCTATCTCATAATTAGTATCATTTAATGTAATCGGAATATTAGTATGAATTTGAAGTGGGTCCATATCAATAATCTTCAAAGTTATTTCGGGTGTGAAATATGGTACAATTTGTTCTACAATACGCAAACTATCATCAATCTTTCGAGTAGCAATATTCAACGTAAAATCTAAATTATATGGCACTCTTTGAAACATAAACAAATCATCATTCACTTCTGAACGCATCTTTTGAATCGTGTTTTCTTTACGTCCAGCATCATACGTCATACCCGTCAATTCAAAACTCATTTTAGGTAAGGTTTCTTCAATCGTGACTGAATCATCCCCAGGTTGTTGAAGATTGTTAATCCTTGCAATGAATTTCTCTTTAGTCATATAAGTAATAGGTACGGGAATTTCTTGATAGATTCCTGTAGCATCTTCACGATTAATTGCTAATTCATTGAATAACGTCCCAAATGCTATGACAATTTTTCGGATTGTATTATGATAAAACGGGGTTTTCATTAAAATTCACCAAATGGGTAATGGTCTTTATTATTTTCAAAATCATCTTTAGGATTAGGTTCTTCAATAACAATTTTATCAGATTCATCCTGAATATCCTCATTATCTCCCTCAACATTCATTATATTAGCATACGAATAATCATCGTTAATACGATCAATTGACCCTTGACCAGTATCAAAGTTTTCGTGACTATAAGTAAAGTTCTCTACCGTCAATTTATATGTGAACACCTTTCCTAATTGATAAAATGGGTTTTCGTGTTCTACAAAATTGATTTCCATTAAAGAATTTGACATAGGGATATAAATTAGATCACCCTCAAGTGGTCTTACTTTTTCAGGAATTGTTTCTTGAAATCTTCTTTTAGATAATACTAGAGTAGCAGTATCTTTGATTGCCATACCAAAATTAGCAAGGATGTTTCCATCTCCACCCCATCCATCAACACTTTCCATATACATTTCAATGAGATAATTGGTTGTGAATTCCGTTCTTATATCTTCACCAAAAATCTGATCTCTCGATAAACTTTCTCTCGGTAAATACTGGAGATTCATTCCATAAAACTTAATCGCTTCAATAGTAAGATTCTCTATAAGGTTTTGTTCAGGTTTGTTTTTGTATAAGTTTAAGTAATGGTTTGTCGCCATTGAAGATCCCCATTGTTTTTATTATTTATAACAATGGGGATATAATCAATTATGGACCACTTTCCAACATATCACGAATAGCAATATTTTGAGAAGCACTTAAATTTTGAGTACCCTCCAAATATTCTACAACGTGTGTGTATCGACCAATTATTTGAACATCATCCTGATCATATAAATCCATATTAGCACGTAAAGTAGAACCATCCATATCTGGATCAATTTCAAAATTTGCTAAAATTTCATTGACATAGTTACTTAATGTTCTTGTTGTTAATACGTTTTCCATTATAGTGCCTCATAAGCCGCAATTAGATCATCTTTACTGAATCCGATTGAAGCAGTACCAACCGCATCACCATTTCCAGAACCAGTGAAATCAGCAGTAGCACTTGTGTAATCTTGACCACCGTTAGTTACCATTGTAGCATAAACTTCACCAGCAACAGGTAAGAATGTTGTAAATGTAGCACCCGTTCCGTTAGAAACGTCACCATCAAAAGCAGTAATAGTTATTGGGGCAGTTGTATATCCAGAACCGTGTGATACCATTGTGATACCTGTTATAGCACCCGCAACATCAACGCTTGTAATTTGCGCCTCAGCACCAATTCCGTCACCACCAATTACTACACGATCTGTAATGGTATAATCCGCACCACCAGCAGAAACTACAATAGTTCCTAATTCACCAGATCCATCACTTGCAACAACTTCCGCAGTAGCACCTAAACCGTCACCAGCAAGTACAATTTCGTCACCCGTAACATATCCAGTTCCAGCAGTTCCAGTAGGAACAACTACACCGTCAACTTGACCCTCTTTATATAAAGAAGTTGTATTTGTTAATTCAAAGTTATTAAGTAAATCTGCTAAACGTGCTGATTCTGCTATTTCATCTATACTTTTTAACCATCCTGCTAGACCCGTTGCAGAACCCTCTGCTAAATTGTCCACTCTTTGAGCAAGCATTAATGACATTTGCCCCATTGCCGTACCAGTTAATTGATTCTTTGTTATATTCATTATTGTTTCCTTATAAAGTTATTTATGACTATTTATAAATTTCAAGATAGTATTAACGATCCCATCTTTCTTTAATCGTTTCCATCTATTATTTGTTCGTTTATAATTCAATAAATTGATTTTCTTCATCTTATTCTCAAAAATTTGACATTTTAGGGTTCTTAATCGTAAAAATTCGACATATTAACCCCATTTATCGCTCTTAATCGTAAAAATTTGACAGTCTTAATAGTCCTATTTCTACCCATTAACCCCTATTTTGACCCTTAATGGTCATATTTCTACCCATTAACCAATTTCTTATATTCAGTATTCAATAACTTAATTGAATCCTTTAATGAGTAGGTTTTAACCGTTCTCAAAATATCCAAGAAATTTTCAGTTTCGGTAAAGGATATAAATTTCATTGTTTCTTCTTTTGACTTGATATATCGTGTACCCCGTTCATTCTTTTCATACACTCCATTGATTGACCATAACGCTGAACCCATCATTGTCATTCTACTAATACCAATGTATTTGTTTTCTTCACCCGTAGGTACATAATAGAAATCACCTGAACGATCTGCTTGTATTTCTGCTTTCAATGCTGATAACATAGATGCTTTTTTAAATGCTGGTTTCTTCTTATTGACAATTTTAGTCTTTGGGAATACCGTTGCTGGTTTTACAAATACATTTTTCTTGGTTGTATTAGTGTAATCCCTTGAAGTAATTTTGACCTTTCTTGAATCAATATAAGCAAATGTATGAACACCCATTGGATAAGTTGTATCAGATGCCCCTAATCCTTTAGACTTTTTCATTAAATCGGCAATATAAACAGATAGTCCTAATTGAAAGACTTTTGTGTTATCTTTGTTAGAAAATGATACATCATAGAACACATTATGAACCGATTGTGGTCTAAATC